ACACCTATTAAAATAGAAGGTGCTGAAGTAATCGACCCTAAACCTAAAAAATGAAAAAGCTACTTCCATTATTATTTCTAATATCAGCACCAGTTCACGCTGACATCACTTCAAAATTTACATCGAGCGTAAGTGTAAAAGTTGACGCTGCTATGACACAAGCAACACGGATTGGTGCGTCTTATAGTGCCTCTGGCAGCAATATCGGAACAAGTGATACCAATGATCAGATTGGAGGACTAACTGTAAGTAATGGCACAGTTACTTTAAATGCTGGAGATTATTCCATAAATGGATGCGGAGAAACACCTGCTAACTGTGCAAGCACATGGTCATTAACAGAGTCATTCACAGCAGCAGATACTATTCCATCAAATAACGGAACAGAAAACACAACAATTACTGCTGGAACAGTTCCTAATTTTGGAAGCGTAATCTCAACTGTAGCTGGAAGTGGAGATGGTTTTGCAGGTTCTATAACATCAGGTCATGGAATCACAGGATTACATGAGGGAGATTCGGGTTCTACTGTTACAGGACAGTTTGTAACGGAGCTAACTATAAGATGATTTATGAAAAAACTTTTACTGCTAGTTTTTTTATATGCTTTACCGCTTAATGCTCAACCTATTGTCCCTGCCTTTACTACAGGGACAGTTTCAAGCACCACGAATACAACCACATCAATCAATGAGACTATCACTTCTACAGATTATCATGGTAATTCTTATGAGTATACTGTTACTGGATTGGGTGTCTCAACCGATGGATCAGTTGCTCCCAACACAACGAATGTTGATGGGACAGTAGGTAGTCAGAGTTATACATGGACAGGTTTAGATCTATCAGCAGAAAACAAACCAGTATTCACACTAACCGACTCAACTTCTGGGAACGCATTCCAATTTACGGAAACTTATCGAGGCCCAGGTGGAGTCTCCAACGTGACAACAATACAAAGAAATATAGAATCAACAAGCGTAATTACAAGTACCTCAGTATTCTCTCAGTAATACTTTTATATCCAACGCAAGTCTTTGCTAATGCTGTAAGTCAATCTAATAATGGCTCGGTTACAAATATGGCAATACAATCATTAACAGGCAATATGACCACTAACCAATATGGAGGAAATATCGTCTGTCAAAGTCCAACACTAACGATTAGCCCTTTTACTACATTTGGAGCAAATTATTTAAAACCTTATCGGGATTATTATGAGACACCCTTTTATGATCCAACAGATGCTAATGATGATGGTGTGCCTGATAATCCAGGTAATGTACTTTTTAATCAAAAAAATTACTCAGGAACAAATAAAGACAGTTATGCTTTAAATTTTGGAATATCTGCTACATTTAGTATTCCATTAGATAGAGGTTTTCAGAATCAATGTAAATCTGCTGCTGAAACGCAAATTTCTATACAGAAGCAAGTCTTAGAGAACAAACGATTAGATTGGCAAATAGCTCGTATTCGTGAATGTGGAAAATTAAAACAAGAGGGGATAATGATGACTAAAGACAGCCCATTTTATAATTTATGTAAGGATATTTATTTAGTACCAAAGGCTAATCAAGTTATTCCACATACACATAAAATTATTCCTTCTCAGCAGTAGATTTCTTGCTAAAACGTCCCACTATTTTTTTCACAAGGGGCTTGATAATTGATAGTAGTGCTGGACTACTCGCAGCGATAAGTCCAATAGCAGTAGTACTAACAACAGTAGAAACTGGAGGTAGGTATTGAGAGATGAATGGAACACTTTCATAAACTTCATAGCATTTAAGTCCATCATCCGATCTGCGATGAGATACGACAATCTCTAATTTAAGTTCTGAAGCATATTGACCTACTCTTAAATTATCATCCCCCGGACAATCTACTAATTGAACTTTTTTCTTTTCTTCTTTTTGTTTTGGTAGTTGAGGCTGTTCATATTTTGGCTCTTCAATTTTTTGTGCAGGTTTTTGTTCTTGTTTCTGCTCTACTATTTCTAATTTTTTAGGATTATATTCTATCGGAACATAAGATGGGAGTTCATAACCAGGCGGACAAGAATAAAATGAGCCATTTACATCATCTTCAACAATTGCAGTATTAGTAGGTTTTACATCACGATGTGTTTTTACACATCCGGGTAAATTTATATTTGGTAAGGGTACATCTAAAGAGTTAGAAGTAGATGGTACAAATATTGGAACATTTATAGATTGTATTTCTGGAATACTTATATTAGGTATCTCCATCTTCTACATCTCCAATTGAAATAGACCAATTATCATCCCCAAATTTTCCAACTTCTTTAACAACAGGTTTTTTTTGTTTTTTATCTAATTCTTGATGAAATTTTTGTATATCATTATCTAGCTCTAAATTAAATCTTTTTATTCTTACCCAACTAATAAATTTATCTATGTAATATTTAATAAGTTTTTTAAAAAAATTTAAAATCATTAATCAAATGCATCTTTTTTTTTTAATACTTCTACCTGCGAAAAACATTTTGGACAAAATAAATTAGTCATTACCGCAAACTCAGGATAAGTTGGCATAGACTCATCTATATCTATATCTCCACTTGGTATTAATTCAGCTTTACACCAATAACAATTCACTTAAATTTAGGTAACTGCATTGATGGCCCTGTGACATCAGGTATTTCAGCATCAAGAATATCAGGCATAAGTCCTTGTACTTTTTCTAATACTTGATTCATTATTTTTGTCTTAAATTGTTCGCTACTAAGGTACTTGTAACCAAAAAATGCTGAGATTAAAGTGCTGACTATAAGTATGAATGAAGCTATACTCAAAATATTAGAAATTTTTTGGAACATGATTAGAGAATCTATAGCTAAAGCACTAGCTTTTACAAGTGTGCTTGTGTTACTGCTTATTGTAGCTCTATCTCCTCTCTACGTCACTATGGGGTTAATGACAAGACAAATGCAAGAAAAAATTAACTAGATTTTTTTGCGTCAGAAGGTTTTAATTCTTCCTCTTGAGCTTTTGTAGATAATAATTGTGCCTGTGCATCTTTTACACCAATAATTGCACCTTGATACCTATGCTCATTTTGACACTCAAGTTCATAAGACCTTTTTGCCTGTTCCTTACGATTTTGTATAGCAATAAGCTCTTGTTCGTATCTTTTTAAAAGATCATCTAATGGATTTGTCATGCTGCTACCTCCAATGCTTGAATCCAAGAGGAAGTCCTTACATTATCAGCACCATTTGAGTCATTATGATATTGATTTACATAAAGGGTTCTTGTTGATGAGCTTATATTATATTGAGCTAGTCGATATGTTAAAGCACTTGTACTGCCAGCAGTATCAAGGTAAGAAAAACTTTGAGGAATAATTGAATAAGTACCATATTGACGAACAGCAGTCATAGCACCTTCTCTAGTGCCTACTATTGCACCATTTGCTGCTGTTATTGAGGCAAAAGAACCCGAACCAGTTTGTTTTTGAAGAATAACTGAAATATTATTTACATCGTTTGATGAAGTGAAATGAGTATTGGCTATTATAAAAATTTTATTTGAGGCATTGCTTGGTGTTATAGTCACTTGAATATTATGTCCTGTCCATACTGCCTGTGAAGCAGTACTTTGTGAGGCACTATCATTCCTACCACCCTGTACAACTTGAAGAATTTTACCTCCTCCAAACCCAGTAGCTGTTCCATTACAAGTAACATTACCAGAACTATCTAATGAAATAGCGTCAACTGACGCTCCTGTATGCCTAATACTATTAACAATTAACCTACTGCTCATGGCTTGGGATACTTGTCTTTAGTAGCTTTAATTGCAGTTGCCCAAGTCCCTGTTGTATCTAACTTCCCAGCAACCATATCTTTATAAAGCATATCTAACTGATCTCCTATCGTTGGATAGATAGTATCTGTTGTACCATCAGCACCAGTTCTTTTTGATTTGTAGGCTATAAGGGCTGCTGCATCATCTAATGCTTTTCTAGCTGCTGCTACTTTTGTATCATCTAGTGTTACTTTTGATCCGTCAGCAGCAAACGCTCCAGCAGTATCGTCTATAGAAACAACAGGTTTTGTTGCCGTTTTGTAAGCCTCATAAATAGCCTCGTGGTCTAACGCCATAATTAAAAAATCCTTTTTACTAAATTATATAGGATGGACATTAAGCTGCCACCTCAATCGCTGTAAGAGTTGACATTGAGTTTTGTTCCATATCGCCAGTTCCTCCACCATGATCTCTGTTTAAGTAAATGGTATGACCGCTTGTGCTGTTATTTCCATGCCGTAGTCTGCAATCATAAGTTATGGCACTTGTACCCCCTGCTGTATCTAAATAAATTCCAGTAATTGTATTTTGATGTTCAGAATGACTATTAAAACCTTGTGCGTGTAATCTTGCAGCACTTCCACTTGCATCTGCTGTAGCACCTGTTATTACTGACCCTGCTTTAAAAAAAGCAAAACCAATATCATTATCAGATTCAAGACCTATTGTTAAATTTGCAAATAGAAGTATTTTGTTGGAAGAGTTTGCAGGAGTTATGGTTACACTTATAGCTGCACCACTAAATGATTGTTTACCTATGCTTGCTGAGAAAGTATCTGTTTTTGCAGTTTGTTGAATCTGCAAAAGTTTTCCACCAGCAACAGATGCAAACGATAAATTTCCCGAAGCATCTGTAACAAGAGCTTGTCCAGACGACCCATCAGCTTGAGGGAGTTTAAATTCAACTTCACTTGAAGAAGGGTTAGATGTTGGTACAGCTATCGAAACTGCATTACCACCAGAATGTACGAGTTTAATTTTTCCTGTCATGCTGATACCTCCAAAATAACAATTGATGACGCGGATCTTGCACAAGATCCAATATCTGAATCATTATGTGATCTATTTAAATAAACTGTTCTTGCACTAGAGTTTTCATGAAAAAATCTATATGAATATCTAGTTGTACTTGTTGCAGTTGTACCAGAACCACCATGTATATAGTTGTGGTGCATAAGTATTATTTTTTCATCGTCATTGTTTGGCTGTGCTACAAAAGAGGATCTTCCCCTACTACTAGAAGCATCAGATAAAGATGCTGTAGCAAGCGAACCTCCTATATACAATTCCCCATAAGTTCTATTACTATGTTGATTTGATATAGCTAAGTTAGCCATAATTAATAATTTATTATTACTATTAGCTGCTGCATAATCTATAAATATTAAGTCTCCAGTTCGTGTAGGGTAGCTAACATCACTAGATGCAGTATCAGTTTTATAAGTAACAGCGTAATTAACAATTTTACCCCCAGCACCACTAGCTAAATCGTCAGCAGTAATACATCCATCAGGTAACCCACCAACTGCAAGACCTGTAATTACTCCTGTGTTTCCGTTGATTGATACTGGCATTAGATAACTGTGAAAACTGATCCAGAAGGTATGGTTAAAGTATAAGTAGCCATTGAGAAAGGGCCAGCCACCATACCATTCTTATTATTACTAATTGTAATATTCCCTGCTGCTGCAACAGGATTTTGGAATATATCATCAGTTACTCCACTTGCAGGTATGGATATAGCATTAGTAGATGCAGCAGTAACTCTTCCTTGTGCGTCAACTGTAATAGCAGGAATTGCAGTTGCAGAACCATAGCTTCCAGCTGTTACAGAAGTGTTAGCTAATTGATCTGCTCCAACAGAATCATCAGCTAATCCACCTGTTTGTGTTTTAGTTAATCCCATTATGCTGCCAACTCCATAACTGTTATTGATGAAGTACCGTTTGTAACATATCCGTAATTATCTAATGCAACAGTACTATTAATTGCAACCACATATGAAGAAGAATATGGAGAATATACCTGCATTTTATATGTTGTCGCTGATGTGGTGTTTGGAGAGTCTAAATAAGAAGTTACAATCGTTTGTGTATCCATAGTTGAAGCCATATAACCTCCAAAAGTGGCTCTAGTTTGATTTGTATTTGAACCGTTTACATCCCCGATAAAAATTGTATTATCACTATCTCTAGCTAAACGCATTGCATAATAAATAGCATTACCGTTAACATAAACAGAACTATGTACTAGAATTTTATTAGACGCTGAACTAGGAGTAATACTTACACTTAAACCTGTAATATCAACTGGAGTTTGTGATTGAGCAGTAAATCTATCTTTTTTTACAGTTTGAACAACTTGCAGAATTTTACCAGCACCGCCATTTGGAAAGGCTGGTTTGCCAGAGTTATCAAATGTTATTGCATCTGATGAAGCAGAAGTGGATCGTATTGCGTTTGTTATTAACCTACTCATGCTGCAACCTCCATTGCTGTTATTGTTGAAATACCATTTGCATCGTAAGTTGCATTATTTTGTAAACTTCCAGACCTATTTATATAAACTGTTTCACTTGAACTGTAGCCCATACCTTCTAAATGATATGTAATTTTATTTCCTAATGTGTAACTTGGTGTATCTAAAAAACTAAAATGTGATTGATGTATAGCATGAACTTTCATGCCTGTTTGATCGTCACGAACTTGTCTTGATACTCTTGGTCTGCTTCCACTAGAATGACCTAAAGCTGGATATGTAGGGTTTGCATCTTGTATTTCTCTAACTAATCTTACTGTCATCATAACTCCAAGATTAGAACCCATTGCTGCACTAAATTCAACTAGAATTTTACTATTTGCTGCTGTTGGAGTTATGTTTACTTCCCAAATAGATCCAGCACCTGTTTCATCCGTCCCAGCAATATCTACAAAAGAAGTACCTGTCCAACTTGCAGTATCAGTTTTAACTGATTGCTTCACTTGGAGAATTTTTCCTACAACTGAGTTTGAGGTAAGGATAGTTCCATCAGCATCGCCTGGTAATTTTAAAGTACGATCAGATGCAGGGTTGCTATCAGGTGCAGTTAATATAACTCCATTACCACCGCTATGTAACAACTTTATCTGACTCATGCTGCAAACTCCACTACATAGGCTTGTGTACCACCTGCACGTTGTTGAAATGATGAGGGATCAGATTGTCCTAAATAACAAGTCTGTCCAGAGTTAGCAATCCATTGTATTTTATAAGTTATTGTTGTGCTACCATCTCCACCTGGATCCATATCCCACCATTGAAATCCAACGTGAAATATTTGGTTTGAATTATCGCCACCTACATAGTTAGACATAGTTGAAGTTCTACCAACACCATCTCCTGTAGTATTCATTCCTAAATCTGTAGAAACACCACCTTTTGTTCTGACAATTTTAAATCTTACAGTATCAGTATTACTTGAGCCTTTTGGAGCGCAAAAAGATATAAGCACGTTAGCATTAGTTGCAACATTGGGTAGATCGAATTCAAAATCACTTGATATACTTGCCCATGATGTTGCGGTTGTAGAATATGAACCTACTGCTTGATATTGTTTATACTGTAAAACTTTACCACCAGCAGGGATTACACCAGCTGCAATCATATCACTATCAACTATTCCATCAGGTAACCCTCCTACCGAGATTCCTGTTACTGTTCCTGATCCGTTAATAACTACTGGCATAATTTACCCCCTAGACAATAACATAACGTGAACCTGACGGAATGGTAACTGTTACCCCATTTGCTATTATTATATCCCCTGCACTAATACCTGACTTATTTGTGGTCATAGTATAATTATTTGAAATTGTTAGCGAGTTTTCTGTAATACAACCATCAGCTTTTTGTGAGGAAACTCCAGTTAGTGCTGATCCATCAATTGCAGGTAATGCCCCAGTTAGTTTAGATGCTGTAAGAGCAGAAATCCTAGCATCTGCTACTGTACCTGTTAAGTTACCTGCTGGTAAATTAGTTAAGCTTGCACCTGACCCACTAAATATAGTTGCTGCTAATAATCCTGTAGCTGCATTAAATGTAAGATTTGAACCTGACTTTAATGCCAAGTCTCCTGTAGCTGCGGTAGCGAATAGAGGAAAACAGGTGGTATCAGAACTCTCATCAGCAATTGTAGAGGTAGTGGCATTACCAACTGCAACTTGAGTTCCCATATTAATAATGAAATATGTAGATCCACTAGGAGGAGCAGAATCAAAAATTATATCTGTTCCACTTACGACATATCCATCTGTCATATCTCCCTGCCCAGTTCCATCATTGGGTTGTTGCATCACACCATTAATAGATACTCTTAATATCTCTGCATTAGCAGGTGTTACTGCTGTACTTGTACCTTTCGTGACTAATTTAAATCTGTAAGCAGATCCGTTAAATGTAGCTGATCCACCACCAGTTCCAGAAGAAGATGCAATATCTAATAAATCTGCTGTTCCTGTGGCTGCTGATCCACCAATTTCTCCCCAAGCACTTCCATCATATCCCTCGAACTCTGATGTTTGGCTATTAAATCTGAACATACCAGCTGAAGCTGATGCTGGCCTTTGTGCTGTTGTCCCAGCAGCAACATCAATAGCTCCTGTTCCTGTCATCAAAATATCGCCACTTATACTTAAATTTCCACTAACAGTAAGACTAGAAAGTAAAGTTCCTGTAGCTGTAGCTGAGTTTGTCTGAACAGCATTACCCATCAATGAGTGGCTTGAGCATTGATAATGAAGAACCATTGGGGTGTTATCTGCTATAACAATCTGCACATATGCACCACTTTGCCCTGCTGTGCCATTTACAGTAACATTTGTTGTATAAGCTGTAGTTTTATTTGACTCAAGATAAAAACGCAAAGGATGACCAGAATTACTTGAATGTGATTGATCAAATTTATAAGTACGACCAGGTGTAAGAGTTAAAAATGGTGCTTCTTTGCCGTCAATTAAATATCCATTTCCAGAGCCACTTCCGTTATATCTATGTGCTGCTGTTTTGCTTGCGACAGTAACAGCTAAAGTTTTTACAGATCCAGTATATGTTGCTTGAGTAGAAGCAAATCCTCTTATATTTCCATCATCAGTAAGAGTTAAAGTTCCTGTAAAATTAGGATCTGCATTTTGACCAGGGGCTACCCAACTTAGAACTCCAGAAGCATTACTTGATAAAACATATCCACTTACAGAAGAATCAGCAGAAGGTAATGTCCAAACAACATTTGATGTTACTGTTGCTGCTGATTTAAAACCAACATAATGAGATGAGTCTGCATCTAAATATCTAACCTCTTTTTGTGCAGAAACAGATAAATGCTCACTACTTGTCCAAGAGTCTGTTGCATTTACCCAATTAAAAGTTTTGTCAGTTGCACCTTTTAAAGTTAAACCACCTTGGTCAGCGGTCGTATCAGTTGGAGTTGATACTTTACCGAGAGTAATGTTTTTGTCTTCAACATCAAGATTAGTAGTATTGATGGTGGTCGTTGTACCACCTACTGTCAAGTCTCCGGGTACATTAACTGCTCCAGCACTACTGATTGATAAACGAGCTACACCTCCTGTTATTAATGATAAAGTATCTGATCCACCTGATATTCCTGAGTTACTATCTGAGTTAAAACTAAACGCAGGGCTACCAACAGTTCCATCAGGTGCTTTGCTTAATAAATTTGCATAACTTATCTTTTTATTTTTTGCTGAACCTGTTGCACTTTGATCTATTATCGGCAAAGTATCTGTACTAGCTGGTGCAGTAAGTTCTGTAAATTCTGATATTTTGCGGTTTGTCATAATTAAAACTTGATTATGTACATAAGAGCTATATTTTTAGGTCTTGCTTCAGTACCACCACCACCACTTGATATTGTATGAGAATGAGTTGCGTCAATACTTATTCCTGACGCATTTGCTGAACCAGAACTTCTTGCACCAACAGCTGATTGTGGAGAAAGTTTTGTAATAATTCCACTTGCACTTCCTGGATTATTTGCAAGAGAACCTGATAAATGCGAAACACTACCAGTTAAGCTTTGAGAATCTGTTGTATGATCGTGGTTTTTGTTTTGATCAGTTTGTGATGATCCAAATACACGACTTGCATCTACTCCAGCACTATTATCCCAACCTCTAACAAATTGACCTCTTAAATCAGGCAGGTTGAATGTAGAAGATCCATCCCCTGCCCCATGTGTTGTTGATAAAATTGAAAATAATGACGCATATGTGGATCTACTAATAGCACTACCATTACATTCTAAAAACCCAGAAGGGGGAGTAGAAGCTCCAAAAGTTAATATAGTTCCTGTCGGAATTCCTGACGCTAAACCGCCCCAAGCCGATCCGTTATAACCCTCAAAACTAGTTGTTGTACTATTAAATCTTATTTGTCCTGTAGCTGCTGTTGGTCTTTGTGCAGTTGTACCACTTGGCAATTTTAATGCACCTGTACCACCCATCACTATATCTCCAGCAGAATCTACTGTGCCTGTAAAATCTGGAGATGCTTTTGTCGCTAATCCAAAATTATTTGTATGAGCCGCATCTGTCAAACTGCCTAAAACTAACCAACCATTATTTGCAGAATTTCTTATTTTTAATAAATTTGTTGAAGTATCAGCCCATATTTTATAAGCAACAGTTGTAGTTGGATCTGAAGAACCACTATTTAAAGATTGTATATCTCCTAATACAGCATTAAGTTCAGTTCTAAATGTAGACCCAACTTGGTTAGCTAAATTATAATCTGCTGCATTACTCATTTATGTAACCTCCTTACCAAAACCTGACGCTGCCCATACAAATGATCTTGCAACCGCAGAAGTACCATTTTTAAAAGTGACTTGAAAACCTGACCTACTAATATTAGCAAGTTCGTGAAAATCTCCTGATTGTTGATTAGTCGGAGTCACTACTACAGTTGGGGTTTGCTTAAATGGATTAGTAAAGGAAACAGAATATTGTTGCGAACCAGTTGTTACTGGACTTGAAATAGATTCTGTTCTTCCTTGTAATTCTAGTGTAGCTCCTAATTTAGTAACAGCTATATTTTGGTTAGTGTCATTACTTGTTAATATTGCTTTAAATTGAAATGCTCTACCTGTAATTAAAACATTACTAAATTCTTTGTATGCACTCCAAGTTGGAGAACCTGATGGATTATCGTTAGTTGATCTAACATAAATTGCAGCATTACATTTTGTCGCTTCTGTTGCACCACCAACCGCATCAATATATCCCCAACTGTCAATTAAATCTGTTCTATCGTCCCATAGATTATTTAAGTTGAAACTTGAAGCTTCTAATACTTTTTTTAGGTTTACATCATAAGCTTGTGTTAAATCTATTGAATTATTATAAATATATTCTCCAGAAGTTGATACAGCATTACTAGAAACACTTAGTGTTAAAGCATCTAATGATGCATCATAAACAGTATTACTTTTTGACCCTTGAAAGTTAGGGGTATGCTCATCAATTGATCCTACTGCAAGTCTTTCTGATGGAGCTGGAAGATTTGTTGTAACTCTAGTATTATTCCAATCAGAATCTTGTGAACCAGGAGAGGGACTTTCTCGTCCACCATCGTCCTCAAATTTAATTAGATAAGTTCCCGCAAGTAACGGAACGATTTTTTGAGTTTGGTTTCCAGCAGCAGCTACAACTATTTCTTGTGCATCTTTCCATTGCGCTCCTGTTGTTTTACTAGAATGTCTGATGAGGGTTTTGCCTCCTAATAAAACGTCAAGTTCTGTAGCACGATTCCAACTTAATATTGCACTTGATTGATCTATAGGCAATAACGTAACTCCGCTTACATTTGAAGGAGGAGCGGTTTTGCCATTAGCTACAAAGAAATTACCATTACCTGTAACAAGTTTTGCTGATTGTACGGATCTTAGACCTGATGGGCTAACACTAAAAACTTCTATTTCATAATTACCAGCAATAGTATCTAAAATCTCGTAACTTTTTGAGTTTTCAACAGTTCTAGAAATGTAATTACCATTTTGTAGCCTGTATCTTATGTAATGTGTATCAGAAGTGCTAGTCCAACTTACAATAATTTTAGTTCGTGCTATACCTGTATTTTCATAAATAACTTCTTCTCCTGTAATACCTGTGGGAGATGCAGGTGGTACATCTAAATTAGTGACATCTCTAACAGGTAAAGCTATACCACTTTCTATATGATTGTATTTACCAGAGTTATATTCACTAGCAGTAACTGAATAATATGCTCTATCTTTTTCTTCAACTGATAATACTCTCCAAGTGCTTGCAGCAATCCCTGTTACACTACTAAATGTTTGATATACCCAAATACTATTTGCATTTGGTGCAGCAGTAAAATGTTGACCTAAACTGAATACATTATTTGATAATCCAGCAACTGTTACTGTCTCAACAGATCCATCAGGTAAAACACAACTCAAAGTTGAGTTTGGCTCAAAACTTAAATTTACATCTGATCCGTTTTGTGTTTTTGCAAAAATAGTGTCTACTGTGACAGAGTTAGTAGTTGCAGATATTATACGTCCTCCTCTTCTTTCTCCTGACCTCAATGGATCTGCAATTTCTATAATTTGTCCAGGTCTTACAACAACTCCAGCTTCAATTCCACAGCTAAATGTTACGATTTCTCTTTCTATATTACTCATGTAAAGCATCCATTTTGCTAAACGAGAAGCCTGACCTCTTGATGTGCAAGCGAAACTGTCTATATTTTTTACAACTGAGCCGTACCTAGTTTGGTTTGCAGTATCAATTTGCTCAACATAATTTATATCTCTTAGATCTAAATCTAAATATTTTGCAATTACAACTGTTGGTCTTGTTTTTTGACTTGTATTTGAATAACTAAATCCAGGTTCTAATACATTTGCAAGTGAGAATACATAACTAGAATCTTTAGGAGCATCTTGTGTGATAGTAAAAGAGCCAGCACTATAAAAAGGCATTGCTCTAAATACAGAACACATTTGATTTATGACGTTATATGCCTCTTTTTGACTATTTAAACATACATTGCAACTAAATCTTGGTTCTGTATTACCTGTACCTGTACCATCATCAACTTGTTGCGAACAATAAACAGAAGCCTGATAAAAACTAAATTTATCAAGATCAGAATCAGATAAATGAGAACCTAAACCATACCTCTCAGAAGTCAAAAGATCATATAAACACCATGCTGGATCGTTTGTAAATTGTGCTGCACCAAGAGTTCCATTAAATGTTCCTGTATATTCCAAACTGCCATCAGCACGAACAGTTGCATTATGCGGAATTTTAACTTTTATACCATTTACAAGATATTTTCTACTCGGAACAGATGTAAATTGTTCTGCATCTACTTTTAATCCAACTAATGCGCTATTTGGATAACTTCTTTTGTCGTATTTTATTTCTACATAATTATTAAATTGAAAAGCATCAATAATTTTGCTCGATGAACTATTAGAAGTTATTCTTGTTACTCTTATATTTACAGGAAAAGCACCACTTAAATTTACTAAATAATCTCTCACATAAGCATCAGGAGTTCTACCAGAAATAGTGCCACTATTTCCAGAAACAACAGTTTGATAACCACCGCCAGAATATTGAACAGCAATTGCTAATTCCACACTAGTACCAAATATATCTCCCTCATCACTAAATTTCTGTAATTGTGGAACTGTTATCTGTATAGAAACAGCATCAACATCTGAATCTGTTATTTGTATAACTTTAGGAGAACCTTGTTCTACCAAAGAAAAACCAGTTGCTTTAGTTGTTGCAACATCTCTTGTTATTGGTATTACTGTTTGACTAGACGTACCAGTTCTAACCTCAAAACTTACATCTTTAAAATTAAAAGAACCATCACTAGCTTGAAGTGGTGTGTTGTTAAGAAATATTGATTTTGCTCCATCGACAAGTCCTCCAATTTCTCCTTCTCCTATAAGATCGAGAACTCTAGCAAAAGCTTTTGAGTCAAGATTATCTTTGGCTTCGTGTGGACTTCCACCTCCACCTCCACCTCCTTTTCCTCCACCTCCACCAGAACCAATAATCTTCATACTTCTACCTGCTCATTCTCAATATTTGCTGACACCACTACAGAACCAACCATTACACGACCATATATCACAGGAACAGCAACTCCTGCTCTGCTAGTGTTTTGTATACCACTAAAATTAAATGATCTTCTTGGATCTTGATTTTCTTCTGGAATAGTATCAACAGGTGTGAGCATTGTAGATACTCCGTTTAAAACCATAGCAGCACCAACATAAGATACTATTGTACCTACTTTTGTAAAAAATCCTCCAGCTACAGCGGTCTTTCCAAAAATACTTGAATAACCAAAAGCACCTGCTCCCGGAAACATAAAACTTATACCTATTAATGCTGCCCCAAACAATATTTGCCTACCAGCACCACCTCCAGCACCTCCAACAACAGGAACTATTTTTATGTCATTTTGTCCTATGGGATAATGTAATTCCTCATCATTTAAAGACCAATTTTTATCAACTATTATTTTGTAATAATTATTAGCCATATGACTTTCTAGTTGAGGAAAATTAACGACTAAAAATCTTACAGCTTGTGCAGCATTATTAACTTCTGCCTCAAAAGTTCTCTGACCTAAAAACTTTGCAAGTTCTCCGTATAGCTTAATTTTCTTTAGCATAACGAATCCTTTTACCTGTACATTTTAGCAACCATTCATCTAATAAATCACGACTTGATAATCTATTTTGTAAATGATGCAAAACTGTTTGCTGTCCTAAGTAAACACCAATATGATTTAAACCGCTACTACTTATTGACATTAATAATAAATCTCCTACTTCTAAATGTTCTTCTGGTAACAATTCACGAAAGCCTGTTTTTGCAAAACAATCTGCAAACATTGGTTTTTTTATAAACTCATCTGATGAATTTGGTCTTGCCCAATCAATAAGCTCTATGCCTAATTCTTCTTTATACCAATCTCTGCATAAACTCCAACAATCAGTAACACCCCAAACCCATTTCCTACCAATTAAAGGAGCTTTATATCCACAAGGCTCACAATAACCCCATTTTTTTAGATTAGGTTGGATTATCCACCATTTTAAATTAGATTTCTCACAAGCTACTTTATCAGCTTCACTTGGGTTAGGGCTTGTTACAGGATGACTATGAACAACTCCAATTATTTCTCCTTGATCTTCTGCTTCTATCCAATCTTCTGGAGACAAGATAAATTGATCTGTAGGTTGTGTTGCTAAATTTTGACAAGGAAAATAGATTTCTTTTCCTTTTTTTACAATTAGCAAACCACAAGATTCTCTTGGATCTTCTTCTACTGCGTGTTCTAGTGCATCATCTTGCCACATTAGAAAAACGTACCTATACCAGGAAAATCATCAGGTAATACTTGTCGTTTTGGTA